TAGCACAGACACTACATTAGTTGAGGCTTTAGCATCAAACTCTATTGCAACTGCAGTGCTGGATACTGCAGGATTAAGAGTATAGAAGGCTTTAGCGTCATACCCAAAAACACCTGCATAGCCTTGGGATGCAGCAGAAGCCATAAAAGCTAGGGCTGCTAAAGATGTTGCAGCCTGTGCAAACGGCGTTTCAGAGAAGGTGCTAAAGCCTAACATTTATTACATCCTATTCTGGTTTAGTAGGCCAGATTACATTGTGAGGGAACCCTGCTTGATCTGTAATGTTTAGCAAGTCAGTGCGATACTGTGACCAAGCGCTTTGCTGTTCCGCAGTCATGTCAGCCCAGCGCAGTGGATTAGATACGATTGGGTCTACTTCTAATGATAACCGAAAGTCACGAGCTGCACGGACGTTTGCCGCTGCTTCTGCGTCTAATTCTGCTTGCGTAGGTGCAACGTATGCTGTGAAGTCGTCACCAATCAACTCAAGCAACGCTTCGTTATCAATGGTGTCATCAGTATCATCAGGATGTATTGTGTAAGGTATCCATCCATATTTAGGATGCTCTATTTCAACGTCAAAGATTGTGTTCTCTGCATTCAATGATACGGCATTGCGGATTTTTATAATATGTATGCTCATTAAGAAATCCTCATCCAAAGGGTATGTCCCGCACGGGTACTATCGTAACTTTTAGCAAAACCCATACATCGCCAAGTTCCTGATAATGAACCGTTTTGTTTTTGATAGACACTTGAGTGGCTTCCGTCCTCCATGTTTACACCGTTTTGTACACCACCCCAACCAGCGTAGGCTTGAACACCACCTGGTGAAAGGTTGCTTCCCGCTGTTGTTGCTCCCTCTGCTATGGCGTGTAATGCAAAGGTTGTTAAGCCTGCCCAAACATAAGTCCCAACAGCCCCATACGTTGTAGACCCAGCAGTGGCACTATCAAAGTTATCGCTACCTCGAATATAACTAACCATATCATTCCACCGTTATGTTAGGGATGGGCTGTACTGCCTTTAGTTCATCAGGGTTAGTAGCTGCATCAATAGCAGGATCAGCAGGTGCATCACGCAGTGCCTGTTTCTGCGCTACGATTGCTGTCGTGTCTGCTCCTGTCTCTAGTGCCTTCATGAACGCAGCGTCTAGCTTGGCTAGTTCAGGCTCACGGGCAAGCCGTATCTTGTCACGCCAGATGTCTTTAGCTTTATCCATGTTTACAGAGATAACCCCTGCTTCTGGGTCACCACCAAAAGTCCATGCTTCACGGAAGGTTCGTTCTACTGGGGTTTCGTAGTCTGCTGAATCTACAGACAAAGCCCCGATTTTAATTAATGTTGCCATTTTACGTCCTTATTGATATTGCGTCTGGGTCATCAAATACTACACGGTAGTTTGTCATCGCTTATCTAACTAGTTTTATAGTGTTATATCCAAAAGGATATATGCGTAATCAAAAACAGCCGCTCCTGAGCCACTTGAGTCAACTGTAAATCCACGGACACTTGTTGTAGCCAAAGAAGTACCGTATACAGCATAGAGACCAGCATCTGCAGCAGTAGTGGTGCCATATCCAGCTGTACTGCCTACAGCGTAGTTTGCACTTGATAAGGCATTTGAAAAGTTAGTAGTAAAGTCCCCCGTCCCGTTGTCCGTAATTGACGCCACATTACCATCAGCACGGATAGCAACAGTTCCTTGACCGTTAAAGTTTACCCATGACCTAGAAGGGTAAAAGCCTCTACCACTTGTGTCCTGTAGCGCATTTACTTTTAGTGTACTCATGCTGCCATCTCCCATGCATTGCGAAACGTCCTGTCAGATGGCACCTGATCGACTGTTACTATTTTGAACATTGGACGGTTGTGTTGTTCTGCCCAGCATTTGCGTGGCAAGTCTTTCATAATCAGATACTCCAATGCTTCTTCTTCTGTCAAAGGACCAATACGAGGCGCAGTAAATTGCTTCTCCCATTTAGCTCTGTCATGTTCAAACTTATCGTGACGACCCTCTGCAATCGCTTGCTGTTCGTCATCCTGCAAGTCCCAATAAACGCTAATAGGAGGCAAGTTGCCCTCCATCGCTTCTTTCATCCAGCGGTCACTAGGTACTAACACTTTCGTGGGTTCGTCTAGTGCGTCTGGATCATCAAATATTACACGGTAGTTTGTCATCGGGTTACCTGCAAGTTGCAGACTGTTGTATCTCTCCATGCGCTGGCGTCATAAGCCCCAAAGTTCACCTTTGACGTAGTTCTACTTTCATCAGCCCCAGACCCATACTGGCTGGAAACCCAGTAGCTATATGTTACAGCGGTATGGTGTGTGTTGGTTGCAGCAACAGCGTAGTTTGCATCAGCAATGCTGTTTGAGAAATTAATATTATACTGACCCGTACCAACATCAGTAATGCTAGACACATTCCCATCCGCACGAATAGCTACTGTCCCTGTGCCATTAAAGTTCACCCAAGCTCTTGAAGGCCAAATCTTGCCGCCACCTGATGTCGCTTCAATAATATCGTTTACTCTTAATGTACTCATTTAGATCACCACCCATGACTCGCCATCGCCGACTGTTACTGTAACGCCACTAGCAACAGTGACAGGGCCGATTGACATAGCGTTTGTATTGTTTGTAACTGTGTAATTGGCACTAATTGTCTGTGCTTGCTCAAGTACAGGAATAGTACCAAATTGAGCTATGCGTCCTGTTTGACTTACTGTGGCACCGCCAGTAGCGCCATTTACAAGCTGTAAAATGTCAGGGTCAGTGCCTTCATCCATGCGTATGGCTTGACGACCACCTACAACTACTTGCCAATCATCTGAAGCAGGGAAGCGCATATATGTATCTGTATCCGCATAGTGATACAAATAATCAGCAAATTGAGTGTTAGCATTTGTGTGGTAAACAACACCACTAAAAGTTAATGTACCACTAGCCGTATCAGTGGTATCACTACGTAAGAAGCTGCCACTATCAATGCCATCCAACGTGTCAGCATCTAGGCCAGAACCTGAACCGTCGTTGCCAGCGTGCCATACGGTGTTTCCATCAACCTTTACACCGTTTACACCATTACTTGCAATGATATTTATGTTTCCACCTGAACCAGCAATAGTGCCTTGAGACACCCAAGATGCATCCGTAAAGCTGATGGTGTTAAATACGTCCATGTCATAATAAACACGCAAAGCCTTTGATGCATTTAAACCAGAGTTGATTACTATTGGAGATCCATTAGTTTGCTTGGCAATAGCGTTAGTATTTAACTGATTAAGAGTGATAGTTGTCCCGCTATCAGCCGCATCACTACGCAAGAAGCTACTTGCTTGTATGCCATCAACGGTATCTGCATCTAAGCCAGAGCCTGAACCGTCATTGCCAGCGTGCCATACTCGGTAATAAGTGTTACCCATAGACCAACCGCCAACGGCGAAATCATTAATGTCACCCTTTAGACCAAAGTAAGCGGCATAATCTCCTGCGACATGAAATTGCATAAAGGCATCAGCGCCAGCCGTGTCTTGGTAAACCTCCAACGAGGCTTGATCGCTTGTTGAGGTTTCAAGCGTATCGTTTGATTGAAAACTTAAAGCGCTCCCACCTACAGATGTCCATGTATAGCCTGTGTTCTTGGCTACATAGTTGCTATGGCTATGGCTATCGTCAGCCACCGTCACACTAAGTGTAGCATTAGCAGAGCCATCCCAGCTTACGCTGCCTGATGCGTCACCTGAGAGTGTTAGGGTACGGGCTGTAGTCCACTTGTCAGCGTTAGGGTGGTAGCCATCGTTAAATACACGTTGTAATCCAGAACCTTCATCTACCTTAAATTGACCATTGATGGTTTTCTGTATATCCCAGTTGCCCCAGTCTGAGTCTAGAAAGCCGTAACTGCTTCCATCACCGTACAACTGAAAACCAAAAGCACCAGAGCTGTTTTTCATAAACAAGCCCATAGAAGTGCTTGTAGTGTTAGTTGCTATGTTTAGGTTTCTACTTGTGTCTTGGAAGTCACGAGCAACAAAAAGAGTATTTGCTTCTGTCTCAGTATAATAACGACCATCTAAGTCAAACGAAGCTAGACCTGTTACATGGCCATACGTATCCAATGTCACGTCTTGAATGACTGTGCCATTAGAGTTGTTCACAGATGCTTGAGCAGAGGTGTCAGCATGTGAGATAGTCACATCACCAGTACCACCACCAGTAAGACCAGATCCTGCTGTAATAGTCTGGTCAGCAGTAGCGTTAGTCTCGCCAGTATAACCAAGATCTGCTAGGGTCATATTACGTGTAGCTAGTGCTGTGACGTGACCATATGTGTCTAGATCTATATCACTTACTACAGCAGCACCTGTAAGAGCTGTAAGGCTTGCCTGAGTAGATGTATCGTCATGACTAATGGTGCGGTTAACACCAATGCTACCACCACCTGTAAGGCCACCACCTGCGCTGATAGTAGTAGTGTCATCTGCTTTGGCATCTAGAGCAGCTTGTAGTCCATCTACGTTAGAGATAACGTGTGCGTGAGAGTCGTCACCTACAGTAGCTGTAATGTTGATGTTGGCAGAACCATCAAAGGTAGC